AGTAGAAGGAAAATATTGGAGAGAAATGAGAATGATGTCTTTTCAAAACAATAATTTTAGATCTTTAGGTAATGTGTACAATTGCACTGTTGATTTAAACTTCTTAGCGCCATGGTTTGTGCCTGGTAATTATGTTATATTAGATCCTTACACCGGTGAAAATGGCACGTACAAGTGGTACGACACAAATGGAATTGCTTATCAACTTGGAATGTCTGGTCTTTATTGTATAACTGAGGTAAATCATACTTTTAACACACCAGAAAAAAAATTCACGACACAATTAACATGTGATTTTTTATCTGCTTTGCCAATTGACCCAACCATAAAATCTGCCCAACCAGATACAACTATAGATATAAAGGAGTCATCACAAACACCAAATAATGAAGTTTGTCAACAATTTGATGCTTTGGCATCAGCAACGTTGCTGGGAACCTTCAAAGATATAGCGGAGATACAACGGCAACTAGCATCAATATCACGACAAGATGATGCTGATGATACTACAACCGAACAAGAAGGGACGCAACAACAAAGCGGAACAGAACCCACACTTGGGGAAGTTGTTGACTACAGAACACTGGGAATTGAAGCTTATTCTTATAGCACGTTAAAACAAGAGATAGATGCCACTGAAAGACAAATACGAGGGGTGATTGGCTATATATATACACCAGATGACAGTGATCAAAGCTATTTTATATCTGATGCCGGCGACGGTGTAATTAAGGCAAGAAAAATCAACGGAGGATAATACATGTCACAATTTAAGGGTAAAAACACAATAAAGTCTTCTTTCTCGTTATACTATCACAGATCAAATTTTATAGTTAATGCTTATCCTGAAGGTCAGAGTGGTCCGAAGATGGCTAGAAACCTAAACATTGGAGAAACGGAGCTTTATGGAATTGTTGATACAAATTTTGTCCCAATGGTGCCAAAGGTTGGTCTATTATCTGCAATAAGTCAAAACATTTCTAGAAATAATGGATATATTTGTTTGCCTTTTGTCGCAAACATGTTATATGATTTAAAGCAAGTGTTAGCAAAAGCTAATATTTTAAATTGCTCTACAAATAATCAATGGATAAACGACATGGAAGTATATCGAGCATACGAATCTCCTGTTAGAGGTTATAAAGAATACATGGGTAAAATAATGGATGAATATGTGGAAGAAATTGATCAAAACAAGGGTCTACAAGCTATTATAACCGATTTTGAGTCATTTGTCAAATTTTTTATTGATTATGTTGAAAACAATTATGAAAAACGCGCGCTAACTTTTACAGGCTGGTTGATGTCTAGAAATTCTTCAATATACAATACCGGAATGGGAATAGCATTGTCTGATTTAACCTATGATGATGACGATGAAAAGTGGGAGCAAGTCATCGGAACAGAGGAGTTTTCATATTTTAAGAACATGCTTTTACAGCTTGGGTTTTCTTTCGATTTTAATATGCCCACAACAATCTTTCCAGACCTGTCATCGCCCGCAATAACGCCATATTTACAGCAACTTAATATATCAAATGTTCAAAATATATTTGATACTTACTATGATAAATCTTATATATATGATATTAATATATTAAATAATTTATTTATAACTAAATATAATTCATTTGTTAATAGCTTTCAATATGGTATAAAATTTAATGAAACTTGTCCATTAAAAACAAGATGGTCTTATTTCGAAAGAACAACCATACAGCAAATAACAGATGAAAAGCTATTAGATATTTATCTTCAATTAAGAAATTTAGAACAAAAGATTTTTAATGACCAGCAGCTTCAAAGTTTGAAAGATTTTTCAATAAATATTCAAAAAATGTTTGACAATTCATCCGCAATAGAATATATTAATGAAGTATATCAAGCTGAATTTAAAAATAAACCATATACTCTGAAAGATTTATCTCGCAGATTTAGAGAGAAAAGACAATCAAAGGAGGAGATGGAATTTGGCCAACAAATAATCGGAGGTGGATATTGATATTTCAAATAATTGATGATAAAAAGGATTGTACAGGATGGTTTGCAGATGGAAAATTAAGGGCGGGTTCCCTTCCAAAGAATATGACAGCAACTTGGGATTGGTCTCCAAGATTAGGAGACGAAAGAGTCAGCCTAGCAAAAATATACGCCGAGGGCAAATCACTAGATGATGTTTGCCCCTCGCATTTAGAAGGAAGATGGTCAGCAAGACAACGAAAGCTGAAAGCACATATAAAATCTTTCGTTTCTTCAAGGGTCAATATGGCCGATATATGCTTTTATGACCTTATCCCAGTTCAAGATATAAAGCATTACTACCAAACACTTAATGAAATAACAGAGTGGGTCGTTCACAATCACGAAAGACCCATGAACTATTCATTTTTGCATGATCTGATGATAACATGCAGAGAGATTTCTGAACAAGAGGTCAAAATAAACTGGCCATTGTTAAAAAGTTTTGCCAAGAAAGATCAAAAGGCTATGTATCTAGCTAAAGCCTGTTGGGATCGCAAAAATGCTGTCAATTACAACGTATTTGGCACAAAAACAGGACGTTTGGGCTTACTTGAAGGGTCGTTTCCTATATTAAATCTTAAAAAAGAGATAAGGTCGTGTGTTGTTCCACAAAACGATCTGTTTGTTGAGCTAGATTTCAATGGTGCCGAGTTGAGAACCCTACTACACCTCTCCGGACACCCACAACCACAGGAGGATATACATGATTGGAATCAAAGGAATCTGTTTTCTAGTGATATTACTAGAGATGATGCGAAGACAGCGATATTTGCATGGCTATATAACCCGACTTCAAAGAAAATTGAGTCCGACTACTACGATAAGTCAAGGGTTTTGGAGGAATACTACTCCAATGGAATTGTCACGACTCCATTTAGAAGAACAATGGCGTCTGACGACTTCCATGCACTTAATTACCTTATACAGTCGACATCCTCCGATAACTTCCTTACCCAAGCCAACAAAATTCACAGATATCTTAGAGGAATGAGATCAAATGTTGCATTTTTAGTGCATGACTCTCTTGTTATCGATCTTGATGCATCTGATAAACAAGAGTTATCGAACATCATTCGGCTTTTTCAAGATACATCACTTGGGCACTTCAAAACAAACGTAAAAATTGGAAAGAACCTTGGAGATATGGAGAGTGTGTCATGGTAGTGATTGGATTAGGCCAAGCAGGCCAAAATATATGCAAAAGTATTAACAATATGTCAAAAATTAGAACTGTAACACTAGACAAGGGTAAAGGTATACCTGAGTCGATTACACACGAAGGATATGAAGATAACATACCAAAATTAAGCAGAAAATTGAAGCTTGGCAAGGAAAACAATATATGGTTTGTTGTTTGTGGAGCTGGCATGATATCAGCAGCAACATTAGCAATTTTAGAACAAATACAAGACAGAAATATAAACGTTGCCCTAATATCTCCAGATCCTTTCTTACTTTCAAAGACCCAAACAAAGCAAAATAGAGTGGTTTGGAACGTGTTGCAAGAATATGCAAGATCAGGGCTTATAAATGCCGCTTATCTGTTCTCAAATCGCCACATGGAAAGCTTTATTGGTCAAGGAACAATAGATGACCTGTATGGCAATATAAACTCAGCGATAGCAAATTTTATTGTTACAAACAATTGGTTTGAAAGCACAAAACCAATTATCGGACAGCAGTTTGAACCTAAAACAATATCTAATATAAGAACAGTGTCATTAGGAAAGATTGATCATCATGAAGAAAACTTATATTTTCCACTTGACAACATAACAGAAGTATGTTATTATTATAGTATCAATGAAGAGAGAATAAAAAGTGAAAAAAATCTCTTGACAAAGATCAAAGAGCATGTTATATTAGAAAGAGAAGGAGGAAAAGAGGCGTCTTTTGCTATCTGGCAGAATGACTCTGAATACTCTTACTTTTATTCTATAAAACACACACATTATATTCAATCGGAGGAAAAATGATTAAACCAAGTCTTGGGTACTCCAATTACTATTGGAAGAGACTCGAAAAGAATGAGAAAAAAACTCAAAAAAATACTTGACAAATATAACAGAATATGTTATAATATAAACATCTTAGTTGTTAAGAGATTTCAACTTAAAAAAAATCTCAAAAAAATATTTGACAAACTTTCTAAAGTATGTTATAATATAGATACTCAAATTCAATAACAACGGAGGTAATTATGAGTAATATTCAATCTAACGTAACAGTTCATACCGGAACTTTCACCAAGCTTAACGGCCAAAAGCGCACCATGCGTTTTGTTAAGTACGAAGACGTACCATCTTCTATCAAAGGAAGTAGTGTTCGTTCAATGTCTTCTGGATTTGAAACTGTCTACGATGTTGATTCAAAAGGTTTCAGAACCTTTAATAATGCAACCGTTATCGGTGAAGTAACAAGTAGAACTGAATCAGTTACTTTCTCACGATAAATTAACATAATACATTTAAATACATAAAACTCTATAATTTGTTTTTAGTGGTTGTTTGCCGAGATTAACCAACCCTAGTAAAAAACTCGGTTACCTTTTTCAAATTCTTCCTAAGAGGTAAAGGAAGGATTACAACCTTCGGCCCTTCACATGTGTTGGGACCTTAGACACTTAAGTCAAAAAAAACACCAAAGGAGAAATAACATGGCTATTAATATTGAAGCAATGCGAGCAAAGCTCGAAGCCTCTAAAAACGGGGGCAATAAAAAACAAGACAATACTAAATGGAAACCTGAACAAGGAGACCAAACTATTCGTATTGTTCCTACAGCAGATGGAGATCCCTTCAAGGAGTTTCATTTTCACTATAATGTAGGTAAAAACCCAGGTATTCTTTGCCCTAAAAAGAATCATGGTGAAGACTGTCCAATTTGTGACTTTGCATCTGCTCTCTGGAGAGAAGGTGTTGAGAAAAATGAAGACGATCTTAAGAGAGAAGCAAAAAAGCTTTTTGTTCGAAAGAGATACTTTTCACCAATCTTGGTTCGTGGCGAAGAAGATTTGGGGGTTCGTATCTGGTCCTATGGTAAGACCGCATATGAGAACCTGTTAGGTTTGGTTTTAGATCCTGATTACGGTGACATTACAGATCCAAGCACTGGTACTGATATCGTGTTAAACTATAATATACCAGGTACACCTGGTTCTTTTCCGAAAACTCAACTTAAACCCAGAAGAAGACCATCACCTTTATGCGACGACCAAGTTGCAGATTGTCAAGCACTTCTCGATTCCGTTCCGGATATCTCAAAGATCTTTGAACGTAAAACCTCCGATGAAGTTCAGGCAATTTTAGATGATTTCCTTTCTACTGATTCCTCCTCCGAAAATAGAAGTACGGAAACTGAGAAATATGGCAATCAAGACGTGGTGGAAGACGCTGTCAATAAGTTACTGAGTAGGTAATACCAAAGCCGCGCCCTCCGGCTTTGTAGGGGGGCATATCATTAACCAAGGAGACGCAAAAATGATATTATTTTCAGCATTATTATTCGCATGTAGCGATGAAGAGGAAGCAGTTGAAGTTGTTGATTCTGCTCAAGAAGAAACGCAGTCTGAAGATTCCGCAGGAGAATCTGAGGAAGCTGAGGAATAACCCCTCAAAACCTCATAGTTATTTAAAGAGGTTTAAATTATGGAAGTTTTGCTAGTTTGTGGTTTGTTTTATTTAGGGTTTGTTTATGCTCAA